AATTACAATAAAAATTTCACGGAAAATACGTATTTTTTCTGCGTCTTGTATGCCAAAAATAACAGAAACTATGGCTTTCTGCCATAGCTCCAACTTGATTAAATCATTACGTCCCTTGCTGTGGTGGCAAAAGTTCTCTATGAACCGTATAGCCTTATTCGCAGCCTTTGCATTAAAAAAATACTCCTGCTTTTGCAGCCCGTTTATAATGATTTCGTATATTTTCTTTATCCATTTTCCCGCTATGATTTCGCCGCTTGTAATCTTTGCGTGGTACTCATAGATATAATTTCGATAAGGCGGCAATATTGCTTACTCTTCCCGCAAAGCCGCCAGCCTGCTTGTCTTTCGTTTCGCAGCTGGTACTAATTCTGTAAGCTGCTTAATCACTGCTGCATAGTTCTTACTAAGCGCTATGTAGGTTTCTGCCTCTGGGCTTTTCTTTGTTCCCCACTGGTTCTGCCCGTTCTGGTACTCACTCGTCCAGCCGTCTTTTTCAAGTTTCGCCTGCAAGTCGTCCAGCTCAACGCTCATAAATGCAGCCTTTTCTATCAGCGGCGTTACTAATTTTCTTTTGTTTTCGTCTAAGTCCTTGAAAATTCCCTTAAGTCTGGTCTTTTCGGTCTTTATCCTCTGTTCTTTGGTTTTCTCTTTCTTTGTTGCCATTCCTTTACCCCGCTTTCCATTCCTGCGCCGCACCACACCCCCTACACCACCCGTGCGCACGCCCGTAGGGTCATTTTAGGGTATCCCCCTCGGTATTCGCCCCCTTTAATTATTTTTCTGATATGGGGGGGAGTATGCCGCCGTTCTCGTCGAACCGATACCGCTTATGCCTCTCCTGTTTGTGGTGTTCCTTGTTGTGGCAGTCTTGGCACAACGCCTCTAAGTTATCCCAGCACAACGTAACGCTTATGTCGTTTATGTTCTCTCTGTTAAGCCAGCGCTTATGATGCACTATCTTTGCGGGCTGCCCGCAGCGTTCACAAATATAATCTTGTGACATTAAATAAGCGGCTCTGGTTTGTTCCCACGCCGCCGATAAATAAAAACTCTTAGCCCATGCTTTCATACTGTCCCCTCTCTTTCTTCATTCCCCAGCGCCCTAAGTTTCATGCGCTGGGTGGAGGCTAAAGAATGAATAGAAAAAGAGTAGGCAACTGCTGCCGCACATGGCTTAAGCTATCGCCTACTCATTTCATGCTACCATTGTATCTCTTTTGTTTTCCCATGTAAACACCACGTTTTTACCACGATATTACCCGCTGCTGTACTGTTATCATTTCTCTTACTGGCACGCCTGCTGTTCTTAGCTGCTCGTATATGCTCCTTATCTCATGCCTAAACCAGCCTACATACTGCATGGGTACTGGCTGATATTGCCGCTCCATAAATGGGTTATCTGCATACGCTGCCACTTGTGAAAACTCATACAGCAGCAGTGGCTTACTCTGGTCTAACAATAGCCGCAATATATATGCTGTCGTTCTTCCGTGCAGTCGTCCCTCTGGCGGCTGCCATATCCCAGTTATTATATATAACCTCTGCCACTCGTAAAGCTCAAATCCTAACGCCTGCTCTATATGCTTTATCAGCCTGTCTGCCGCCTGCTGTTCCCTCGCTGTTTCCCGCTTTCTTTTTATCCATGCCTTTATTTTTTCAAACACTTACTTTACCCTCTCTTCATCAATGCCCCACAATAATACTGACAGCTCATTTATGATACCCGTTACCCAGCGCCTCGGTGTATTCTTTCCTGTGTCCAGCTGCTCTGCAATTTCCGCATAGTCCATACCCTGCATGAAATACATTTCAAAAGCCTTGTACTCTACGCCTCTGCCTGCTGCCTCTCTGCGGCGCTCTATCTCTTCTACCGCTTTGTCTATATGCGCTGTCATTATCAATGTCTTAAAGCGTGTGCGTCTGATACTCTCTAAGTATGTACGCTGCTGCTCGTCCGTCATGCCCTTAAGCTCTAACTGCTGCCCGTCGCTTATGGCGTTCTCGATATGGAAAACTGCATCACGGTAACATTTCATAAGCGTAAAAGTGTTGTGGTATTTCTCTTTCTTCTGCTCCTGCTTTTCCTGTCTTTTCAGTTCCGTTATTGCAGCCTTTGCCTGTTTCTGCATCAGCTCCGTCAATTCGCTTTCGTGCAGCTGTACCCAGCTTTCAGCCTCTGGCGGCATTTCTGCCCCTACCGCCGCTGTTGTCTTTGCTTCTTCCTGCTCCATGTTCTGTACCTCGCTTTCTGTTAATTAAACGGCAGCTCTTCGTCTGCTCCCTCTGGTATGTTCATAAACCCGTCGCTCTCCGGCAGCTGTTGCCCTCTCGCCTCTGCCTCTGCTTTACTCTCTCCAAAACCTACGCTATTTGCCACAACCTCTGTGTAATATACCTTGCTGCCCGTGCGCTGGCTCTCGTAGCTGCCTGTTTTAATCTTGCCCGTAACCTCTGCCCTGCTGCCTTTACTTAACCATTTCTGCGCCCATTCCGCAGTACGCCCGAAACACTTAATATTTATAAAATCTGTGTCTTTCCCGTCGTCTACCGCAAGCGTAAAGCGGGTAATAGCTGTGCTATTGTCCTGCCCACCATATCTAAGCTCTGGCTCTCTTGTAAGCCGCCCTGTAAGTGATACATTATTCATTCTCTCTTCCCCTCTCTTCCAGCTTGTCCAGCTTTGAAAATATCGCCAGCAATTCCAGCGCAATTATTCCCAGTAATATACTTGTCATTTTCTACCGCCTCGCTTTCTTCTCTCAATCCTGCCGCCACATTGCTAAACGCCGCCGCTACGCTCTCGCAGAATGTCGCCAGCACTGGCTTTATGCTCTTTACCCAGCTGTTAATAGCTGCCGTCAATGTTTCTGCTGCTGTTGGCAAGGTTTTATTTATCTGTCTTGCCATTTTTCTTGCAAGCCTGCGCTGTTTTCGCTTGTCCAGCTCTAACGGCGGGTTTACTCCGTGCTTTTTCTTATAGTTCTTTTTCCACTGTCTGTATTTCACTACTTACGCCCCTTTCTCCATATCGCATACGGCAGCACCCATACTGGCGCTGTTATTATCAACGCCAGTTTGACTACGCATATCAGGCAATATACCGCCCCGTCTACTGCTGCCTGTCCCAATTCTTCCAGCGCATCTACTACGCCGTCCATAAACTCAAACATTTACCGCCCCGCTTTCTGTGTCCGTTTCGGACACCTTACCCGTATAGTCTGTTACTCTGATACCCAGAATGCAGTAGCCCTCTGTAAGCCCTGTATAATCTTCCAGCATATAAATAATATCTGCATTAATCGTGCGCCCTGTGTGCTTACCGTCCTTAAATTCCAGCATTTTAAGGCTGTCGCCCTGTTTGTAGCCTCTGTCATTTTTCCGCAGCTCAAAGCTCTTTTTCCCGCTTACTACGTCCTCGTAATAAGATGCCACTATTTTTACCTCATGCTGTTTATGCTCTGTGTTTCCCTCGCTTGGCAGATGCTCCATTTTTTCTGCGTCTGCCCGCTCCTGTAATTTCTTCTTTGTCTGGCGGTCTATAGCGTCCTGCTCTTCGCTGTACCGCTGTTCGTCCGTCTTTTCAGCCTCTGCCTTGTTTATGTACTGGTCGCATTTCTGGCACGTTCCCGTTTTTACGTTGCAGTCCTTGTATTTCTGGCAAGAATAGCACAAAGACGTTATGCTTTCTGGGTGCGGTGTTTCGTAATCGTCCCCCGCCTTTTTCTCTGCTACCTTTTCCGCTATTTCCTTTGCCCTCACATTTTCGCCCGCTGCTGCTTTTTCCGCTATTTCTTTCTGCTCGTCCTCGTCCAGCTTGGCTGCCTCGTATGCAGCAGTGATACCTAAATTGCCCTCTTTCAGCTGCTCTTTAATCTCCGGCGTTGCGTTGTTGTTGATTGCGTCCATTCTGGCTACGTTTGTGCTGCTCTCGTTTATCATAGCTGCTACTAAATCACGCATTTTGCCCTGTATCTCTAAGCCGTCCTCTTCCTTGGCTCTGATAAGCGCCGCTTTGGTACGCTCTACTAATCTGGTTTTTTCATAGGCTGTAAGCTCCTGCGTATATCCGTTGCCAGCCAATAAGCGCAGCTCATACATTGCCTCACTCATGTCCATAAAGCGGTAAAGCACTTTCTCATACTCCTTATGCCCCCGCTCTAAGTTTAAAATATTTGCCGCATTACGTCTGTGTCCGTCGATTATACGGTATTCCCCGTTTACTCTCGCCAATACTGTAGGCTGCTCCTGTCCTACGTGTAAAAAGCTGTCTGCCAGCTCTTCTATGTTCTCTAATTTCTGGTGTGTATTCTCCTGCGCTGCTTTTACCTCGTAAGGGCTTAAATAGATTTCTTTGTATCCCTCTGTCTGCGCCTGCTGCCCTGCTGCTTTCGTCTTTGCGTTCAGAATGTCGTTAATACCAAACTTTGCCATATTCTCTACCTCTCTTTCTCAATCCTTTGTTTTTTCTTACACTGTCCCATTACTCCGTTACACATTTCGCACGTTCTCCAATGCTCGCAAGCGTCGCTTTGCGGGCATTTCTGCCCTGCAAATTTGCTGCCCCAGTTCCAGCACTCCGTACCGCCAGTCCTGCGGCAATGCCAGTAAGCGCATAATCTCTCTTTATGTGCCACGCTTGCTACCTCGCTTTCCCTGTATACGCTGTTACAAATTTCTTGTACCCCTGCGCCGCTCCGCAGCATGGGCTATACTCATAAATTGGCTTACGCATGAAAGTATTTTCTGCTACTTTCTTGGAATACCGAATAATACCCAAAATATTAAAATCTGTCTTTTGTTCCAGCCACTCTACGCCTGCTGCCTCGCCGTCTGTGTTCTGGTATGACGTAATCAACACGCCTGCCAGCTTTAATGCTGGGTTAAACGCCTTTGCGTCCTCTATCTGCTCTGTCACAATGTCCAGCCCCTCTAAAGCGTCCTCGTCCACTTTTACGGGTACTATTACCTCGTCCGTGATTGCCAGCGCATTTATGACATTAAGCCCAATATCCGGCGGGTTATCAATGATACAGTAATCATAAAAGCCGCCCATAATGTCTGCAAATCTCTTATAGCGTTCTGTCTGGTTCTCGCTGTCCTCTTTTGTCAAATTCCACGTAGCCCCAAAAAGTGACATATTCGACGTAACAATATCTATGCAGCACTGCTGCCCTACGTAATCTGTATTCTGTATCAGCTCTGTTGCTCCCTGCCAGTCCCCAGCCAACAACCTTGTAACTGGTGCTACGTTTTCTGCGTCATATCTGCTGTACGCCTTGCTTAAATTTCCCTGCTTGTCGTTGTCAATCAGCAACACCCTATAGCCTCGCCTGTAAAGCTCATACGCCATGTTTGCCGCTGTAAAGGTCTTGGCTACGCCACCCTTTAAATTCAAAATGCTTATTGTTTTCATTCTTTGCCTCTCTTTCCTGCGTCGCCTCTAACGCATGGTTACTGTTTCCTGCTCTTTTGTAAGCTCGTCTGAATGTAATAAATACTGCTCTATCAGCTGCGCTGCTGGCTGCCAACCATAGCAGACGGCGGTATAATAACCCTGCTGCCGCAGATACTCTAACCACTCTTTCTGTTTCTTTGTCGTCGTGTTCTTGCCTGCCTTAAGCTCTATGTAAAGCCCGTGATACCCAGCCCTTGCAGCTGGTAACATAATATCCGGCACGCCAGCCTTTACGCCCTGCCTCTTAAGCGCCACTGCTGTTGCCGCATCACGTTTGCCGCCGTTTGGCACATGATACATATATTGCAGCTCCGGCATAAGCCCTGTTCTGTATGCAGCCCAGTTAAATAATGCCTCTTGATGCCCGCTTTCGTCGTCCAGTCTAAAGTTTCTCATTTTCTCGCCTCGCTTTCTGCTTAAATTCTACATACTGGCAAATTCTGAAAAGCAGCCCGTCCTTATGCGGCTTGCTGTTCTCTATCGCCAAAAGCGTTATTGTTTCCTCGCTTTGTAGTCCTGCATTTCCCAGTACGTCCCAGCGGCATATATCGTAATATCTGCACCGTAGGCAGCAGCGCTTACAGTCCTTGCCTTTCTGGAATAACCAGTATTTAATTTTTTCTATCATGTTTTCTGCCCTTTCTGCTGCCGTTGTCTTTCCAGCTCTCCTGCTGTTCAAAAATAGCCGCCGCAATTCTAAGCGCCAGATACGCTGCCACAATCAGCGCCAGCAGTCCGGCTATTATCAACACTGCTGCAATGGCAATGCCCTTGATTATCTGCATTTCAGCCCCCCCTATCCGTTATTTTTACTAAGGTGTATCTTAAATACCCATAGCCGTAATACTCTGGACTATGTACGCCCATGCTCACGCTGTTCTTATCCACGTAATAGCCCTTTATTGCCTTTGGCTCTTTCTTGAAATACTCACGGTCTGAAATTATGTGATACTCTGGCTCTGGTCTTACCAAATTCTTGCTGCAATTCCAGCGCTTGCCCTGTAATGCTCCGTCAGTACCCTTTTTATGCGTTCCTGTGTATTTAATTAAATAGTTTGCCAGCTCTGCATAGTTTCCGCTGTCGTCCAGAGGGAATACCTTAACCCTGTTATGCCCCTCGTATGCCTTATACCAGCAGCGCTGTAAAATCTCTGTGTCAATTTTATTTACTACAATGTGGTGATGCCTCGCACCTTTCTTGCCTATCTCCATAACGTGTATGTATTTGAACTCTAACCCTGCTTTTCTGTACTCCTTTCTGCACTCCCTCAAAAATACGTCTATGTCCTGCCGCATCTGCTCCGGCGTTCTGTCTGGCTGCCCTTTCCTGCGGATATAATCAAGCACTAAATGGTAGTCCCCATAGCCATAGTTCGCATTTATGAGTATCCTTAACTTTCTCTCTGCCTGTCTGGTGTTTACTTTCTCCTGCTCTTCTTTTGTTGGCTTTACCTTATCCCCTCTGCTGATACCTTTCTTTTTGTATCTGCTGGTAAAGTACCTCTCTATCTCTATCGTATTCCCCGCTTTTGTTACCCTCTCTACGTATGGCATATATCTACCTCTCTGTCGGTTCGTTAATACTTTTATCAAGTGTTAAAACGGGCTGCCCGCCCGTTAATTTTCTTGACTTTGCGCCATACATAGCTTATAATTTTTATAGTATTTCAAAGCTGTATAGCTTAGCGCCTATGGTGTTTCCCCACCGTAGGCGCTTTTATTTTTTTCATGTTTCCTGCCGCTCTCCTATGCGGCTTAAGGCATACTCATAAGCCCGTCTGTACGGCTCTCTGCAATCGTAGCCCGTGCAGCTGTATAATTTGCTGCCCCTGCAAAACTCGCAGCTATGCAACTTTGCGTAATCGCTCGCCGCCCGCTCCTTCCGCTTTTCCTCGTATTCCAGATGCCGCTTAATCTGGTTTGCATCTATAACCGCAATTCCCAGCATATTTGCTGTATGTATTTCTCTGTCCATTCCCTCTGTTATGCCGTATTTCACGCCAGCAATAACAAAATCGCAGCTTTTCAACAACGTAAGCCCCGCAGCCATACCTCTTGCCCGCTCTTCCGGCTTTTTATCGTCCATGCACTGCGTCATATATAAATGCGGCGTAATGGGTGCTAAGCCCGCCTCTAACGCCTGCCGTGTCAGCTGCTGCGCATAATCTATGTTTCTGTCCAGCTCTGCGCCGTCTTTCGCCCTGTATGGGCTGCATATATAAACCTTTCTCATGCCTTTTTACCCGCTTTCTGTTGTGCCTCTGCCCGTGCCTGTTCATTTCCTGCCAGATATGCTGCTAAGCACATCAGCTCGTCTGCTCCCTTTTGGTCTATAGAATTACAATCAACGCAACATTTACAATACCCCGTAATCTGTAAATATCTGTCGTATACTTCCTGCGGTGTCTGGCACTGCTTTAAGCTGTCCACCATGCCTGCAAGCTGCTGTATTGCCTTTATGCCTGCCTCGCCGCCCTTTCCGTGTATCCCTACTGTAATCTGTCGCATTTTTGTTGCGCCGTCTGCTCCTAAAATTGTTTTACTCTTCATTCTGTACCTCGCTTTCTTCCTTAAACCCAGCCAAAAGCATAGTCATTGCATCTATCGCCGTATCAAAATGTTTTCCCAGCTCTGCTGCGTCAATAAACCCCTGCTTTGTGTTTCTTCCATTCCCTTTCATTACTTGCGTTTGCAAAATAGGTTTTAACTGGCTAAGCCCAGCTATGCTGTTCTCTAACTCTTCCTCACTCACGCAGATTTTTACATAGCCCTTACCAATGCGTTCAACGCTCATTTTCTGCCTCTTCCTTTCTTCTAATCAGCCGTACCGATACCTCATAAGCTGTACGCTGTTCTCTTTCTCCTGTGGCTGCGTCAAGCACCTTTTCATACTGGCGGCTCTGATACCGCCCCAGCAGCTCTACAGTATCGCCCTGCTGCCACTGCGCCGCCTCGTCTGCCTGTTCCTGCCAGCAGATGCACGGTAAATAGCAGCTGCCGCCTGTAAGCTCATTTCTTACCCTTACCGTAATATCAGTAATGCGCTTGCCTCTCGGCGTTTCTCTGTGTGTTGGCGTATTTTCTATAATGCCTCTTACTGCTACCTCGTCCTGCTCTACTGCCTTTTCTGATACCGCCACAAAATCTGCCAGAATATATACCAGCAGTCTACCGCTCTGTAAGTCCTTAAGCGTCTGCACCTTGCCCGTCAGTAAAAGCCTGCTGCCCTCTACAAATTCCTGCATAACGTCAAACTCTATGCCGCTGCAAGCTCTGTATGGTACGTCCTCTGCAAATACTACCGTTACCTCGTCCGGCACGCCGCTTGGTCTTACCGTTTCTACCTTTGCCATATAACCACAAAACGGCAGCCCGCATAGCTGCTTAATTTCCTTAATCTGTGTAAGCGTTCCTACCAGTCCCGCTGCATTTTCCTTGATACCGCCACCTGTAAGCTCGTCCATGATTGCAGTATCTAAATCCCGTAAAAAATCCGGCTTTTTCTTTGTCATACTTCCTGCCCTTTCCTTTCCTGTATGTATATGGTGTAGTAAAGTGACATCTGCAAATCACTAAACTTATACTGTGCTGTCTGGTCTGGCTCTAATGGTTTCATAAGCCCCAGCTCTTTCCAGCGTCTGTGCGTTATCTCCGGCACTGCTCTAAACTTCTTTACCTCATGCTCGCTGTATTTTCGGTATTCCTCGCTTATCTCGTGGTCTGCAAACGGTTTGAACGCTGCCAGATACCCTACGTAAACCTCTGCTTTGCCCTCAATAATGCGCAGGCGGTCTGAACTCTCCAGCGTGCCTATAAATTCTTTTACTGTCACTGTCTGCCTCTCCTACTTCTCCGGCATTTCGTACAGCCTCGGTATTACTGCTGCAAACGGCTGTACGTCCATGCCGCCCCTTATTACGGCTGCACCGCCAGCCGTAAACAGATAGCTTACGCACGCTTTCTGTATCTCGTCCAAAACCTCTAAGCAGCGCTCTTTTGTTGCATACTCTCCGATTTCCTCTAAGCACCCGTCACTTATGCAAATTACGTGGCGCTTTTTGTCTGCCTCTGCGCCGCCTCTCTTTTTCTTTACGTCCTCATACTCTCCGTACTCTACGCAGGCGTAATTACCGCCCAGTCTATACAGCTTTTCTTTATTCTGGCTGCGTATGTATACCTCACTCATTGCCTGCCTCGCTTTCGTCCTTATGCTCTTGGTAGCCCTCTAAGTAGCCTATTGTCTCTACATCAATGTCCTTGCCGTTCTTACCGTCGTTGTTTATCCGAATTTTTCCGTAGTAGGAATAAATACAGCAGCCGTCATAGTCGTATACTCTTATACTGCCCTCTGTGGCTGCCTCTGGCGTTTCAATAACCAGCGGCTCTGCCTGCTGCATCTGCGTTGCTACCTGTTCGTCCGTCACTGGCTCGCTGTTCTTTCCTCTGCACCAGATAACCCACATAAACAAAATGATTGCCAGCACGCCTGCTGCTATAATGGCTGCGCACTGTATCAGTTTCTTAACTGTCTGTCGTTTCTGTTTCCTCATAGTTTCAGCCTTTCTTTTTCCTCGTCCCAGTCAAAACTTGTGTAGGCTATGCAACGCTTGCAGCGTTCTATAGGCTCGTCGTCCCCGTCGTGTGAAAATCCCAGACAAGCGCCGCCGTCCATTCCGGCTGCGCCCCATTTTTTCTGCAAACTGCATTTTTTTATACGCTGCTTTATCCGGCACTCTTTGCATATAACCTTTTGTCCAGCTGTGCAGCCCTTACACCTTGCATGGTACTTAGCCCACTCTCTGCTTACTCCTGTTTCCTCGCTTTTCCAGCCAATTACCCACTTGCCGCATACGTCGCAATACACCTGTGTAGTTACCGTCCTTGTTATACCCATGTCTGCCCCTTTTCTGCCTCAAAATAGTAGTTGTCTACTATCAGCATTTTTTTACTAAAAATGCACATAAGCCCCAGCGGTACGGTAATAACCGCTATTGTTATATCTCCCTCTGTCGCCCATACTGCCAGCACGGTAACTGCCAGCATTGCAAGCCCGTAGGCTTTCTGCTTAATGAAATACCAGCGGCGGGCTTTCTTTGCCTGCTCCCGCTGCCGCCTCTGCTCTTTTTTCTTTCGCATATCTGCTATGGCATCTGCATAGCCTCTCTGGTATGCGTCCTCTACTATCAATGTCTCTGCTGCCATTCTCTGCCTCTCTTCCTTTCGGCGGCGCTCTCTGTCTTTCCATGTGTGCCGCTCTCCTGTTCTGGCGTTTGGTTTTACCGTGCGGGCTGCTTTTCGCATTAAAAAGCAACTGAAAACCTGTTGACCGTCCACATACTTTCTGGCTGGTATGACCGCCGCTATTTTTCCACGGTATACAGATTGCAGCTATTAGCCTGCTGCCCTCTGCCGCAGGCTCGCCATGCCTGCTACGCAATGTGCCGTGTGGGACTTGAACCCACGACTTGCCGCTTATGAGGCGGCTGCTCTAACCACTGAACTAACGGCACTCGTGGCGGCTGCTGCCGCCTACTCATTAAATAAAAAGCCTTTCTCTATTAAAAACCTTATCCAATCGCAGCCCGTTACGTCGTCCCGCTCAATGAATTTGTAAAAGCCCTCTGCGTCCTCTATTCCGTATTTCTTCAAAATGTTTCTTGCGTTCTTTGCTGCTGGCGTGGTAAAAACATTCTCTGCGTAAAATGTTGCCTTTATAGTTCCGTAGTTGTTCTTTCCTGCTGGTGTTCTCATTTCCACTACAACTACGTTCCTTTTGCTTTTTCTTCCTACTCCCTTTCTTATTACTACCGCCTCACTGAATAGCCAGCCGTTCCACCCACTGCGCATAGGCGCAAACTGTGTACGTGGTACTTGTACTAAGTCGCCCGCCTGCAATTTGTTAAAATCTACTTTTTTCATGTGCCTTACCTCTCTTTTGTTCTTCTGGTTTATAATGCCTGCTGCCCCGCTGCCGCCGTGTAGGTTTTCAGTGTGGCGTTGCAGCGTTTGAACTCTCTATAAATTGTGTCCCTATGTGTTCCCAGCACCTCTGCAATATCGCTTACACTGCTGCCCTGCTTACTCATAGCCTCTATGGTCTGCCTGTCCTCGTAATGCAGACGCTTGTACTTTCGTTTTGCCATGTTCTATGCTCCTTTCCGTCCTCATTCGCTTTTATGGTAAAAAAATAAGCGTGCCAGAGTTTTACGCTCTGCACGCTCTTCTTTTCTGCTGTTTCCTATAAAAAAAGAAAATCGGCAGAGGCTTTATAACCTCTTGTCGATTTTCATTCTAAAACTTATCGAATTATTTTGGCTAACTAATAGAACAGTGTAGACATATCCAAGAAGAAAGGTGAACAGTAAAATGTAATAGGGTGAATAATTATGGCAAAAAGACCAGTACCAAAATACGACTTCAAGGCTTTTGGGGCAGCGATAAAGGCGGCGCGGACAGGGCGCAAGGAGAGCCGCAAGAAAGTGAGCGACGAAATGTTTATCTCGCCGCGCTACCTTGCGAACATTGAGAACAAGGGGCAGCACCCAAGTTTACAGATTTTCTTTGAGCTTATGCTCCGCTACAATATATCCGTAGACCAGTTCCTTTTGGAAACGCCGCCGGAAAAGAACACGCAGCGGCGGCAGCTTGACGCGCTCCTTGACGGTATGAGCGATAAGGGCATACGGATTGTGAGCGCAACGGCAAAGGAGATAGCGGAAGTCGAAACAGAGGGCAGATAAGAGGTGTCCGTCACAAGTGAACAGGGTATAGAGAGCGTTGTAATCTTTTTTGAGGATTGCAGCGTTTTTCTTTTGCGTAAGTTTGGCAAAACCGGGCATAGCTCCGTAGTAAGGCATAAGGGCATAAGGGATAAAAATATTCATAGCAAGCATAGGAAGCGGGTACCCACTTCCGTATTTTCCCCCTCCCGCGCTGCGGCGCGTCGGTTGAAAATTGCTTGTTGGGAAGTGTCCCAAACCCTCGGAACGGAAAGGAAAGGAGCGAAGCAATGGACGGACGGAAAAGGACGGTGCAAATCAAATTCAGAGTGACGGAAGCGGAACGGGATTTAATACTGGAAAAAATGAAGCTCGTTCCCACCCGGAACATGGCGGCATATCTGCGGAAGATTGCCATTGACGGGTATATCATTCAGATAGACCACGCCGATATAAAGGCAATGACCGCAGAGATACAGAAAATCGGTGTCAACGTCAACCAGATAGCCCGCCGCGTGAACGCGACGGGGAACGCATACCAAGAGGACATAGAGGAAATAAAGGGGGTGCTTGCGGAGATATGGCGGTTACAAAGATTAAGCCTGTTAAAAGCACCCTAAGCAAAGCCCTTGACTATATCGAAAACCCGGACAAAACGGACGGGAAAATGCTCATATCCTCTTTCGGCTGCTCCTATGAAACGGCAGATATTGAGTTCGGCTATACCCTCTCGCAAGCACTGGATAAGGGCAACAATTTAGCCTTTCACTTGATACAGTCCTTTGCGCCGGGAGAGGTAGACTATGAGAAAGCCCATGAAATCGGAAAACAGCTTGCCGACGCGGTGACAAAGGGGCAGCATGAATATGTTGTGACGACGCACATTGATAAGGGGCATATCCATAACCACATTATTTTCTGCGCGGTGAATTTTGTAGACCACCACAAGTACAATTCCAACAAAAGGAGCTATTACGGCATACGGAACATGAGCGACAAGCTGTGCCGGGAGAATGGCTTGTCCGTCGTCGTCCCCGGCAAGGGAAGCAAGGGAAAGAGCTATGCGGAATATCAAGCGGAAAAGACGGGTACAAGTTGGAAAGGCAAGCTAAAGATTGCCGTTGACGCGCTTATCCCCCAAGTTTCCAGTTTTGAGGAATTGTTGCAGCGGTTACAGGCGGCGGGCTATGAGATAAAGCCGGGGAAATATGTATCATGCCGCGCCCCCGGACAGGAACGCTTCACCCGCCTAAAAACCCTCGG